GTTTCACAGACGTGAAGCAGCAAAATCTCGTTCAATCAAAATCTTAGGAGAAGGACAAAGAGACTTAGCAGTAATCGTTTTAGATGCTAACGGTAAGTATTGGTATTTTCCAACTGCACAAGTTACTGCAGTAGCTGAAGGAAGTGGAACTGCAAAAGCTGACGGTAGTAAATATTCTATCACGATGGTTGCTGAAAACGAAAACTTAGCATACGAAGTTGATCCTACTATCATTGCAGGTTTACTAGTTTAAAAGTAAACTTTGCTATCCCTACCCTCACTTTATTAGTGGGGGTTTTTTGTTTTATAACAAATCGTAATTAATAACCATTATAATATATGATATACTTTGAAAAAGATTCTGTAAACACTTTTGTACTCACTTTAGCTGAGACTTCGACTATTACGAATCCTTACTATCTTTTTCTTTTCCAAAATGAATTTAACAAAGATTTACAAGGCTTTCAATGGATGGGTACAGATACATCAGCTTACATAGAAAGATATAATTTATTCCAATTAGAAGAAGGTGTAGATGCCACTTTTGTAATTGGGCAATATACATATACTGTTTATGAATCTGCAAATCCTATTGTCATTGTAGACCAAGCTATAGATTACTATACTGGTTTAAATGTAGTAGAAGAAGGCAGAATGGTAGTTGCAGGAGTAGTAACAAACACAATTTACGATTAATGAAAATTTTAGGTTTTGAATTCGGAGCAAACAAATCCGTAGAAGTAGAAGAAGTAGGAGGATATCAAGCGTTTTCTACACCATTCTTAAAAGTAGGTAGAGGAGACTTATCTCTACCTTATGTTATTGCTAGGTTAAACGTTGGTAACTACGTTAGATTTGGAAACGACAATCTTTATCCTCAGCTATTAAATCAAATGTACTATACTTCGCCGTTGCATGGTGCAGTAGTGGACTTTAAAACGAATGCTACGGTTGGAGGTGGATATGAATTGCAATATCTTCAAACTACTTCACCAATGGAGAAAGTAGACATCTATGCTTTTGAAAAGCGAATGAATCTAAAAAAGATACTTCCTGCAGTTACTAAAGAAAAAATCATTCACGGAAGAGTATACTTTCACTTGCGATTTAATCAAACTGGAACACTTATTTTCTGTAAGCATATAGCGGCAGACAAGGTAAGAAAGAATGCAATAGGTGATTTATACTACATTTGTGATGATTGGAGTACACAGATAAATATTCAGACCATTTGTCCTTATAAATTCAACACTAAAGAACGTGAATTCCTATACTGTTACGAAGACTATTCAGTAGGTCAAGACGTTTACACACTTCCACAGTATTCTTCTTGTATGAATTGGGCGTTTTTAGATGGCGAAATGTCATACTTGCAAAAGTCTAACATACAAAATTCTATTTTTCCATCGTTTGCTATGATGTTTCCAAAGAAGCCACAGAACGAAGAAGAAAAGCAGAATATAAAAACTACTATTGATAGAGCAAAAGGTGCTACAAATGCAGGAAAAGCTATTGCATTCTTTGCTAACAACAAGGAATCTTTACCAACGATTGAAGCAATACCTACAAATTCAAATGATGGCTTGTTTCAGGTTACTACTGAAAGCATAGATTCAAAGATTTGTCAGGCACATATTATAGATCCTATCTTAATGGGTATTCGTGTAAGTGGTAAGTTAGGAAGTGGGAGCGACATTAAACAGTCTTATGTAATATTTGAAAAGAATAGTATTATTCCTTTGCGTAATTCAGTCGAAGAAATCTTTAACGAGATTTTAGAAATTTGCAAAATCAAAGCAAAAGTAGTAATCAATAACTTTCAGATTGTTAATGAAACGATTGTTGAAATGGATGAGCGAACTAGTGAAATCTCTAATATTATTGCAACAGTAAATCCTGCTTTAGCTACTAAATTAATTGATTCAATGACTCAAAACGAGTTGAGAGAATTACTAGGATTAAAACCAATTGAAACACCTCCTGCACTATGATTTATTTTGTAACAGAAAACTATTTAAAAACGCAAACACCAATAACTGCGAATATTGACATTAACAATATTGTGCCTTTTATTAAAACTCAAAGTGACATGAGAATAATGCCGATTTTAGGTACTTATTTTTATAACTACATATTGACTGCATATAATGACCAAACGTTAACAGTTGACGAAGAAGAACTAGTGACATATATTCAACCTGCTATAGCTTGGCGAAGTGCAGAAGATGCTGCTTTCGGTTTATCTTACCAACTTAAAAATAAAGGAATCCAAACGCAAAACGGTGACTACTCAAATAACGTGAATCAAAGCGAAGTTAACTTTGTTCAAGACCACTATGCACAGAAAGCTAGTTTCTACGAATCACGTTTATGGAAGTATTTAGATACGAATAGAGACTTGTTTGCTAACTTCATTTCACAGTTAAATAGAGATTCAGACATCAGACCTGCAGTACAACAAACACAAGGATTTAACGATTCAATACTTTTTTTATAAATAAACCACAATGCTTGAAATTTTAGAAACCATAAAAAAACACGGTGCTTTAGGAATGACCGTTATTGCTTTAATTTGGATGAACAGTAGATTATCATCTGTAGAAGAACGATTATTCCATTGCTTAAATGATAGGCAAGAAATAAAACAAGCATCTACACATAGAAGTGAGATATTAATAAAAGAGAAATTAGTTGCTATACTTCCAAATGAAAGAAAAAATAAAAGAGTTATTTCGTGATACTTTAAAGAAAGACGGTAAATGGTCAAGAACTTCGCTTACAATGTTTACTTCTTTTTCTATATGTGTGCTTGTTGGCTTAATCGATTTCTTTGTGCATGGTTATAATTCAGAAGTATTCTTTGGGTTTCTTTCGGTTGCAGTAGGTAGTAAGATTTCGGATTCATTCAGTAAAAAACTAGAAAAATGAAAATAAACTATACACAACTTTCGACTTTTATCTTTATGATTCTATTATCTATCTATTTATTCTTTTTGATTTCTTGTTCAGCGAAATTTCATCAAAGAAAATTCATTGAAAAAGGTGGTAAGATTGTATGCGACACTACGGTGGTTACTGTAAACACTATTATCAAAGGTAAGGATGGCAAAGATTCAATTATTTACCGTGAAGTTTCTGTAAAATGTCCTGAGTTACAAGCGCCATTAACACGATATGAAATTAGATACCAATATAAAACGATTAGAGATACTTTAAAGCTAATTAAGTACAATACAAAGTGGAGAACTAAAGAAGCCGTTAAAACGATTAAAAACGATAAAAGAAAAGGTTTTGCTTACAACTTTAGATTTCTTGGAATAATTGCATTTCTTATCTTATTAATTGTACTTTTGTTTAAATTTAAATAAAACAAATATGAAAACAATTAAAGATTATGTAGCTTTTACTAAGAAGTGGGAAGGTGGATGGGTTAACGACCCTCAAGATTCAGGTGGTGAAACAAATATCGGAATAACTTATAAAGTATGGTGTTCAGTTTTTGGTCACGACAATCACACAAGATTTATGAAGATGTCAAATGAAGATTGGTTTAAGGTCTTCAAAACTTTATACTGGGATTCAGTCAAAGGAGATGACTATAAATGCTTTTCAATTGCAGTTATTGTAACAGGTATGGCTTGGGGAAGTGGTGCGTCAAGAGCAGGAATAACACTACAAACGGCATTGAATAAACTAGGCAAACAAGTTACTGTTGATGGCAAGGTTGGAATGAAAACTATTGAAGCTGCGAACAGTTGTAATGACTTAGAATTATTTGATGAGTTGATGCGTTTAAGAATTGCTTTTTTCAAGTCAATCGGAGCAGTTGGAAAAACAAATAATAAGTTTTTAAAAGGTTGGTTAAATAGAGCCAATGATTATATTAAGTGCTTTAGACCTACTAATCAGTAGGTTTTTTTATTTCAAAATGTCAAGTTTATTGCTTAAAAAACTAGACAAAATATTCACCTAAAACAGATAAAAATGTCGAATAATAGAATACGATTGAAACCAGATGAACTAGAAATAATTAAACAATATAGAGGAATAAAGAATGCTACTGATTCAGCTGATGTAAATGACGAAGACGTTAAACACGGTTGGTTAAAAACAGATAAAGCAAGTTTGTTCTTTAAAAATCCAAACTTTAAAACAGAAGTTGAACAAGGATTTTCTATAATACAACAGGCAACGATTGAAGCTACAAAAAAGCATTCACCAAAGTACAAGAAGATAGAACGCGTTGAGGATAAAGATTCTAATCTATTAGTAATTGATATTGCCGATTTGCATATCGGTAAATTATCTAGTGCATTTGAAACTGGAGAAACTTATAATTGCCAAATCGCAGTACAAAGAGCAAAGGAAGGATTGATTGGTATTATTCAAAAGAGCAAAGGTTATACAATAGATAAAATTCTTTTTGTTGCAGGAAACGATATTCTTCACACAGATAATACTAAAAGTTCTACAACTGCAGGAACACCACAAGATACCGATGGAATGTGGTATGATAATTTTTTAACTGCAAAACAGTTGTACATTGATCTATTAGAAATGTTAGTACATATTGCAGATGTTGAAGTAGTGTACAATCCATCTAATCACGATTACACACACGGATTCTTTTTGCTACAACTTATTGAAGCACATTTTCATAAAGCTGAAAACATCGTTTTTAACGTTGATTTAAAACATCGCAAAGCATTTCAGTACTATGATAACTTCATAGGCACTACACACGGAGACGGTGCCAAATTAGAAGCATTACCATTGCTATATGCTACAGAACATTCTATACTTTGGGCTAACACTAAACACAGATACGTTTACACACATCACATTCATCACAAAAGTGGTAAAGACTTTCCGGGTATAACGATTGAAAGTTTACGTTCACCTTCAGGTACAGATTCTTGGCATCACAGAAACGGTTTTTGTGGTGGTGTAAAAGCAATAGAAGGATATATACATTCAAAATATAATGGGCAAGTTGCTAGGTTAACACATATTTTTTAATATATTTGCAGAGTTAAAATTTTTGTTTTGTTTAGGTTTGGATTGAATGAGGAGGTGTAATAGCCTCCTTTTTTTTGTGCCTAAAGTGCAGTA